GGTCGCTTGATTAAATATGTCAGCAATCTCATCAGCGACATTAGAGACATTGTCATCGCCATAAGTGACACTGAACACCTTAGTCCAGAACCCAACCCTATCACCTGTCAAGTGAATGTACGAGGCGATCAACATGAAAAGTGAGTAGATAGAGTTGATGATGGTGGTAAAAGGATGACCACTAGGGAGTGATTTATTCCACTGGACGATGTAACGCTGGTCATTGCCAAGACCTGTAAGGTGCCGACTGTGTACCAAGTCAAGCCAAAGGACTTCACGGATGCGCGCATTTTCGGGACCATCATTGTACCACCTATTTATCATTTTTAAAGCCAACATGTGTACAGTGGGTTGTTCAGAGCTGTCAAAGCCCTTGAAATCTCCATCGAAACAACGTTCACCCTTAGATGATAAGAGACGAGAAAGTTTGGACCAATCTGCGAAAGTGCATATTCCAGGAGCCATGCCACTATTTGTGTTCACGCGAAACATAGCAGCTGAATACGCACCAAACATTTGGCGCCAAGCAATGGTGTAATCCAGAGGTGCACAACTAATAAGTCGTGTGGCCACAGCGTCATTCTTAGCTTTGGAACGCAACTCGTCTTTAAGAAAGTCCATATAAATATGCGACAGTCGTTCACCACGAGCAGCACTATTAAGTATGTGCTGGACGCGCAAACGCATATCACAACACATGGGTGTCGTAAGATCATAGTCCAGACCTTCACCAAAGATTTCTTTTTTTCCTTTATTGGTGTAGAGAACCATAGGGAAACCGGCTGAGGTAGCTCGCGGGATGGCACGAAACTTCTCGGTAGGGACACCAAGCACAGCATCTTCAAACGTGTAAATACGTTTAGGAAAGTCTTTAGTTAGAGAGTTGAAAGGAGAAACCGCCAAATACATCGCTTGCTCAAGAAATTCTTGTTCGTAGATGTAAACGGGTGTGGTATAAGGCTCAACAGCTTTAACCATAGGATAAACTTTTTCACCATCAATGAACACCGGCCTCATGTGTGCGGGTGTGCACTCATAATCACCCCACTGTCCGTATAACTCCGTCTTGAAATACTTGGAAACACTGCTGAGATTAGCTTTTTCTTTGATTGTGCCCAAAGGCAGCATAGAACCACCATTATAAGGTAAGTCAAAGCCAGCCTCAAAGGTAATGCCACGCTCAGCTAAATCCTCAACAAAACGATCTTTGACAGGCCTCAGCTTAAGTGTAGCCTGTTTTATGTCTTCCTGGGTCAAAACGGTGCTGAAGCCCAAACGTTGATTAGGATCCCCAGCAAAGTGAAAGCCAATAGCCTGACGGGGCCCAAAAAACTTGGCATTTGAAAGAATGACAGGAGAGCCACAATCTCCGAGACGAGTGTCAGCTTCATAACGAAACACATTTTCGACAAATTTGCCTCCAGCTTTTTGCCTCTGCTGAAATGCTATGGAGGGTAGGGATTCTGCGTAGCGGATGAAAGCCGTGGGAGTGTCGGGTCTATACAGACAAACATGCCCTGACAAACCACCAACACTCTTCACGTCA